CGCAAACACCTTATTTAAACATACACTATTAAACCAATCCCCCTTCCCTAAAAAACACCCCCCATCAAAAATAAAACACACATGCCAAAAAATTACTATATACTCGCCCCAACTCGGCTGCTTAACTCGCCATGTACCAACCTGCTATAGACAACGACATCCTGATTGCGGACTTTGCCCCGACCTTTGAGTCGCTGGACGATCGTATATTTGCGGCGGTTAATTCTTTAGCGGAAACCAATTCCCTACCTGATGCAGTATCTGATGAAGATGCTGAAGTGTCCCGCAAAATATTTGGCAAAAACCACAAGCCCACTGAAGAAGATTTGGCGCGTCCCGGAGTGGTTAGTCACCTTGCTGCGTTATTGAGTGAGTACGACAAGATCGTTATTAAGTCTGCTGCCCAACTGCGGACGTACATTACAAACCGCCTTATATTAGAGTCAGACAATGCTGACCCACGGATCAGGTTGAAGTCTTTGGAAATGCTGGGCAAGATTAGCGACGTTGGGTTATTTACAGACAAGACTGAAATTACGATGCGCCACCGGCCAACTGCCGAGCTGGAACAATTGTTGCGTGAACGCCTGACCAAAGTGATTGAGGCGGAAGCCGTAGATACCCCCCGTGTAGTGCAGCCAATCCAGCTGGACCTAAACGAAATCACAGATGCAGAACCTCGATAAGCACCTCATCGAGAAAATTGTTAAAACCCTGCCTGCAGACGAGGCAGCGGAGCTGCTTGCTATGTTTGATGTCTTGGAAGAGCGCAAGCGGGTTGAGCTAGCTCAAAATGATTTTTTGGCGTTCATTGCTGCAATTGATCCTAACTATAAATTTGGTTTGCATTTGAAACGTCTGGGCGCGTTGCTTATGGACGTTGAGCAAAATATAAAGAACCGGATTGCAGTTAGCATGGCTCCCCGTATGGGGAAGTCACAAATGATTTCTATATACTACCCAGCTTGGTATTTAGGTAAGCACCCCGACCACAAGGTTATTGTGGCGTCACACACTGCAGACCTTGCAGTTGTCATGGCCCGTAAAGTCCGCAACTTAATTAACACACCTGAGTATCGCGCCATTTTTCCAGAGACCAGTATTGCTGCAGATGCTAAGGCAGCGGCTCAATGGAACACCACAAAGGGTGGTGAGTACTTCGCGATTGGTGTTGGCGGCGCTCTTGCTGGTCGGGGTGCACACCTGATTATTGCGGACGATCCGTTGTCCGAGCAGGACATTAAAGCGGGTAACACAACTTCATTAGATTCAACCTACGAATGGTTCAGTGCTGGTCTTCGGACGCGGTTAATGCCTGACGGGAAAATCTGTGTATTGCATACACGCTGGCATCAGCGGGATTTGATTGGGCGTTTGATTAAAGACTCTGCCATGAACGAGGGCGGGGACAAGTATGAGACGTTTGAGTTCCCTGCTATTCTTTATGAAGGCACGCCAGAAGAAAAGTCCATATGGCCGGAGCAATGGACACTAGAAGCCCTACAGCAAACCCGAGCGTCAATGCACCACATCATGTGGCAGTGGTACGCACAGTACCAGCAGAATCCGACGGCCAGCGAAGCTGCGATCATTAAACGGGATTGGATTAAGTGGTGGACGGACGACCAGCCGCCGCAGATTGAGTTTATTGTGCAAGCGTTTGATACGGCGCTAACTACTAAGGAGCGCTCAGACTTTTCCGTGTGCCACACATGGGGGACATTCACGCATCACAAAGACAACACGATGAACGTGATCCTGCTAAATAAAGTTAAGGGTAAATATGAGTACCCTGAGTTGAAGCAGATGGCCCACGAGCAGTATGAGATGTGGGAGCCGGACAGTGTTATTGTGGAAGCCAAGGCGTCAGGTCAACCCCTAATAGATGAGATGCGCCGGTCCGGTATTTTTGTGCAGGACTTCAGCCCCGGTAAAGGTCAGGATAAGATTGCACGGCTTAATGCAGTAACAGATATGTTTAGTTCTGGGCACGTTTGGTTCCCAGAAACGGCGTGGGCGTCGGCTACAGTTGAGGAAATTTTGGCGTTTCCTGCTGGCGAGCATGATGACGAGGTTGACGCGATGACGCTGGCGTTAATGAGGATTCGTAAAGGTGGCCTGTTGCGCTTACGCACCGACCACGAGGATAATGAGGTCTACCGACCTGCCCGCAGGCCCGCCTACTATTAAGGATTAATATGGAAAAGAGTTTGTACGCCGCCCCTCAAGGATTAGCTAGCATGGCAGGTGGTGAAGACCCCGCGCTCGAAATTGAGATTGAAAACCCTGATGCAGTCCATCTGCATACTGGTGACGTAACCATTGACCTTGAGCCATCGGGTAACGAGGAAGACCCTGACTTCAGCGAAAACCTTGCAGAAGAAATGAGTGAGGGCGAGCTTGCTACGATAGCGCAAGACATTATTGAGCAGGTTGACAGCGACATCAATAGCCGCAAAGACTGGGTGGAGATGCTGGTCAAAGGGCTTGACGTACTGGGAGTCAGATATGAGGAACGTACCGAACCTTGGAACGGGGCATCCGGAGTCTTTAGCACACTGCTTACGGAATCTGCTGTCAAGTTTCAAAGCGAAACAATTATTGAGACGTTCCCGTCAACTGGCCCGGTCAAGACCGAAATCATCGGGGAAGAAACCCCAGACAAGACTGACGCTGCAGAACGTGTAGCAGCAGACATGAACTTCATGCTGACGGAGACGATGGTTGAGTACCGACCAGAGCACGAGCGCTTGTTATTTAATTTGGGTTTGGCAGGCTCGGCCTTTAAGAAGGTGTACTTTGACCCGTCACTGGAGCGCCCCGTTGCGCTGTTCATCCCAGCTGAAGAGTTGATTATTCCTTATGGCTCGTCAAGTGTGCGCACGGCTGAGCGCGTTACGCATGTGATGCGTAAGACCAAGAACGAGGTCAAGAAACTTCAAGCTGCTGGTATGTACCGTGATATCGAGCTGGGCGAGCCTATCTTGACGCACACTGATGTTGAGAAGCGCAAAGCGGACGAGCAAGGGTATTCCCTTAGTGACGACGACCGCTATCAAATTTATGAAGTGCACATTGAATACAACCTGCCCGGCTATGACGAGGAAGATGACGTTGCACTGCCTTATGTGATTACGATCGACAAGGGTTCACAAAAAGTTTTGGCTATCCGCCGCAACTGGGACGCTGACGACAACAAGTGCCTTAAGCGCGAACACTTTGTACAGTACGACTATATCCCCGGCTTCGGTGCATATGGGTTTGGTTACATCCACTTGATCGGTGGTTATGCCCGTGCGGGTACAAGTCTTATTCGCCAGCTTATTGACGCTGGTACGTTGTCCAATTTACCCGGTGGTTTGAAAGCACGCGGCTTGCGTGTTAAGGGTGACGATACGCCGATTGCCCCCGGCGAATTCCGGGACGTGGATGTGCCTTCTGGTTCGATCCGTGACAACATTATGCCACTCCCATACAAGGAGCCAAGCCAAGTTTTGTCTATGTTGTTGGACAAAATTACGGACGAAGCCCGTCGTTTGGGGGCTACCGCTGACTTGAACGTAGCTGATATGAGTGCTGGCTCCCCCGTGGGGACCACAATGGCTTTGTTGGAACGCCAACTCAAGACCATGAGCGCGGTTCAGGCCCGTATTCACTACGCGATGAAGCAAGAATTCAAGCTTTTGAAGGAAATCATCCGCGAAGATACGCCAAAAAGCTACCCATACGACCCAGAAGGTGGCGACGCCAAAGCCAAACAGTCGGATTACGACATGGTTGCGGTCATTCCGGTCAGCGATCCCAACAGCTCGACCATGGCTCAGCGGATTATGCAGTACCAAGCGGTCATGCAGCTGGCCCAACAAGCCCCACAAATCTACGATTTGCCCCAATTACACCGTCAAATGATCCATGTTTTGGGTGTTAAGAACGGTGAAAAGCTGGTTCCGCTGCCTGACGACATGAAACCGAAGGACCCAATCAGCGAAAACATGGCTTTAATGACCGGAAAACCAGTAAAAGCGTTCATGTATCAGGACCAAGACGCGCATATTGCAGTTCACCAGTCAATGATGCAAGACCCGCTTTTAGCCCAGCAAATCGGTCAAAATCCCAATGCACAGGCTATCCAAGCCGCAATAATGGCGCATATTACAGAGCATTTGGCGTTCAAATACCGTACAGAAATTGAGAAACAGCTGGGCGCAACGCTTCCGCAGCCTGATGCTGAGCTCTCTCCTGAAGTTGAAGTCAAGATGTCCCGTCTGGTGGCTCAGGCCGCACAGCAGTTGCTCCAACAAAGCAAGGGTCAAGCCGCACAACAGCAAGCTCAGCAGCAGCAACAAGACCCCTTGGTCCAAATGCAGCAGCAAGAATTGCAGATCAAGCAACAAGAAGCCCAGACTAAAGCACAAAAAGTCCAAGGCGACCTGCAGATCAAACAACAAGAGCTGCAAATTAAGGCTCAACAGGCTGGAGCGCAGTCACAAGCTGCGATGGCGAGTGCGCAAGCTCAGGCTCAACAGGCCCAAGCTCAAGCGCACCAAGCCCATGCACAAGCACAAGCAACTACAGCCGCTGCCCCTAACCCAACGATGGCAGCACTGGGCCAACTCCAAGACTTGCGCCACAAGGAAGAGAAGCACCAGCAAGACGTGCACCAGAAATCTTCTAACCAAGTAATTAATGCGCTGCACAACGTGCACAACCACCAAGTTCAGACCCAACAAGGGCATCAGAAGCATGTGGTTAATTTAGTTAACCAGCAACAACTGCATCAAAAGAACTTGGATATGAAGGACGCGCAAATCCAAAACACGCAAAACCCAGCTGGAGGTGAAGAATGAACGACCAAATTCTTGAACACTTGGCCAAAAAGCTGGAAGAGTTGAAACAAACTTACATTGGTCCCCTTGGCGACGGGACTGCAAAGGATTTTGGTGAGTACCAAAATATGAGCGGGGTAATCCGGGGTCTTGCCCTTGCTCAACGTGAGATAGCCGACCTCGTGCGAAGATTGAAGGAAGCTGAAGATGACTGAGTTTGACTTAAGTGCTATTGACCTATCCAGTATCTTGAATAAAGACGCTGAGCAAAAGGCAAAGCAACTACCTGAACCTGCGCGATTCCACCTGCTGTGCGTCGTTCCCGAAGCAATGGAAGAGTTTGCAGACAGTGAAATTGGGATTGTTAAATCGTCCCAATCCATGCACTATGAAGAAGTACTGACCCCAGTGCTGTTCGTGGTAAAGATGGGTCCTGATGCTTATAAAGATGCAACCCGTTTCCCCAATGGGCCGTCTTGTAAGGTAGGCGATTTCGTAATTGTTCGTCCCAACTCTGGTACACGCCTGAAAATTCATGGCCGTGAATTCCGTATCATCAATGATGACTCGGTTGAAGCGGTGGTTGAAGACCCACGCGGTATCACCCGTGCTTCTTAAGGAGGATATATGGAGCCATTCAAATTCCCCGACGAAGTCGAAGATACCAAAGCCAAAGCTGTTGAGGCAGAGCCCGAGTTTGAAATTGAGACGGTGGATGACACCCCGCCTAAAGATCAAGGGCGTAAGCCAATGGATGAGCCCCCTAAGGAGCTGACTGATGACGAACTTAATAAGTACGATGACAGCGTGCGTAAGCGTATTCAGCACTTTACTAAGGGCTACCATGAAGAACGCCGCGCTAAGGAAGCCGCCCAACGCGCCCAAGAAGAAGCTATTCGGATAGCGCAAGCTATTGCTGAAGAGAACAAGCGCCTAAAAGGTTCTTTGTCTGAAGGCCAAGTTGCTTTACTGGACCAAGCTAAACGCGTTGTCCAAAGTGAATTGGAAGAAGCAAAGCGCAATTACAAAGCTGCCTACGAAGCAGGGGATTCTGAAGCATTAATTGCCGCGCAAGAAGCAATGACGGCAGTCAAAATCAAAGCGGACAAGGTACATAGTTACACGCCGCCCCCTATTCAGCAGACTAATTATCAGTTCCAACCTCCACAACCTGCCCAAAAAGTAGACCCTCGGGCTGAAAATTGGCAGGAACAAAACCCTTGGTTTGGACAAAATCGCAAAATGACTGCATATGCTATGGCACTGCACGAAGATTTGGTTAATAATGAACGTATATCTCCCACCAGTGATGACTACTACCGTCGCATTGACACGGAGATGAGGGAAAGATTCCCTGACCAGTTTGGTCAGGACTCGTCGGCTGATGCGCCCACTCAGCGGTCGAGGGTTAATGTAGTTGCACCTGCCACTAGAAGTACTGCTACCAAGAAAATCGTACTTACTAAGACGCAGGTGGAAATCGCCAAAAAGCTTGGGGTTCCTTTGGAAACCTATGCTAAGAAGGTTGCGGAATTAAACGGAAGGAATATTTAATATGGCTGAAACTCAAAACCGCGCTAGTCGTACAGCGGACTCTCGTACAACTGAATCGCGTATTACCCATTGGCGTCCGCCAGAAGTGTTGCCAATGCCTGACGAACGTCCGGGCTGGAAACATCGGTATATTCGCACCAGTGTTTTGGGAGGTTCAGACCCAAGCAATATTTCATCCAAGTTTCGTGAAGGGTATGAACCCTGCAAAGCAGAAGATTATCCTGAACTGATGATGCACGCCTCAACCGAAGGTCGCTTTAAAGGCAACATTGAAGTTGGTGGCTTGTTGTTGTGCCGTATTCCTGAAGAGTTCATCAAGCAGCGTGATGACTACTACGCTCAACAAAACCGAGCTCAAATGGAATCTGTGGACAATAACTTCATGAAAAATAGTGACCCGCGCATGCCGTTGTTTGCAGAACGCAAGTCAACGATATCGTTCGGTAAAGGTTCTTAATTTTTAGGAGTTTACAAATGGCTTATCCTATCGTTCCCGCAGCTTACGGCTTGAAGCCCGTAAGCCTGTCTGGGGGTCGGGTATTTGCGGGTTCTACCCGTTTGATCCCTATCTCCTACAACTATGGCTATAACCTCTTCAATGGCGACGTCGTCGGCATTAGCGGTGGTACTTTGGCCGTTACCGCACTTGGTGCAGCTTCGTCGGTTTCTTCTGGCGCTGGTGCTATCGGCGTGTTTGTTGGCGCTCAATACGTCAACAGCATGAGCCAAACCGTTCGTGCACAATTCTATGCAGCTAACACTGCTACTAACGGCGGCGCTTATGGCCCTAACAGCCAACAAGGTTACGTTGTGGACGATCCGTTCGCAGTGTTCCAAGCAGCTGTTTTGACCCAAGGCACTTCTTCTGTGTCTAACACTCCCGGTGCTACTGTTGGCTACGTGAACCCCTCGTTCATCGGCTCCAACATGTACTTGGTTACCCAAGGTTCTAACGGCGGTTCCGCTTCTGGCAACACCAACACTGGTGATTCTGCTATGGGCTTGACCGGTGGCGTTATCACCTCTGGTACTCAAGGTAACACCCGTGTTACTTCGAGCGCTCCTTTCCGTGTTGTGTCCGTGGTTCCTGACACTGCTGTTGTTGTTACCGCTATCAGCGGCAATGCTACTTCTAGCAGCGCTACTTTGACCATCACTGCTGCCAACAGCGCCATTCAACCCGGTATGCAACTGATCGCTCCTAGCGTTTCTGGCGCGTATGCAGGCCAATTCTTGACCGTGACCAACGTCAACGGTACAACTTTGACCCTGTCTACCACCGTGTCAGTTCCTGCTGGTACATCTTTGTCTTTTGTTGGCTACCCAGAAGTGCAAGTACAGTGGAACTTCGGTTACCACAACTACTTGAACGCTACCGGTGCTTAAGGAGTAATTTAAAATGGCTATTTCACGCGCACAACTACTTAAAGAACTGCTCCCCGGCTTGAACGCTTTGTTCGGTTTGGAGTACGCCCGTTACGGTGAAGAACATAAAGAAATTTATGAAACCGAAACTTCTGAACGTTCGTTTGAAGAAGAAACCAAACTGTCTGGCTTCTCCGCCGCTCCGGTGAAGAATGAAGGCAGCGCAATTTCTTATGATAACGCGCAAGAAGCTTGGACCACCCGTTACAACCACGAAACCATCGCCTTGGGTTTCTCAATCACTGAAGAAGCGATTGAAGATAACTTGTACGACAGCTTGTCTGCTCGTTACACCAAAGGCTTGGCTCGTGCTATGGCTTACACCAAGCAAGTTAAGGCAGCTTCTGTTTTGAACAACGGCTATAACGCTCAGTATGTCGGCGGCGACGGCGTGGCTTTGTTCTCTACCGCTCACCCCTTGGTTAACGGTGGCACTAACAGCAACACTTTCTCTACTCCTTCTGACTTGAATGAAACTGCTTTGGAAGCCGCCATCATTCAAATCGCTGCTTGGACGGATGAACGTGGTCTGTTGATCGCTGCTAAACCCAAGAAATTGGTCGTGCCTCCTGCTCTGATGTTTGTTGCTACCCGTTTGTTGGAAACTGAACTCCGCGTCGGTACTAACAACAACGATATCAACGCCATCAAGAACAACGGCGCTGTGTCTGAAGGCTATACCGTTAACCACTTCTTGACCTCGACCAACATTTGGTTCTTGACCACTGATGTGCCTAACGGTCTGAAGCACTTTGAACGTATGCCCCTGCAGAATTCAATGGATGGTGATTTTGATACGGGCAATGTACGTTACAAGAGCCGTGAACGTTACAGCTTTGGCTGGTCTGATCCTCTGGGCGTGTTCTCGTCCTACTAAAAACAAGGGTTTACCCCCATGTTTGAAGGCCCTTCGGGGCCTTTTTCTTTGCCTAAAAACCAGTACAATTATTACCTGTAACTAAGTCACAGGAGTAAATATGGATACCACAAACCTACCCAAGACCCGAGAAGAAGCAAAGCGAACCGGGGCCAAGTACTACTTCACTGGACAGCCGTGCAAGCATGGGCACATAGCTGCACGCAAAACTAAAGGAGCCTGCGTTGAGTGCCTAAAGGTCGAATGGGAAAAAGCCAATATCACCCGTGCAGAGTACTTTAAAGAGTACAACAAACGAGAAGATGTCAAAGACCGTAAAAATGAGTGGTATGTAGAGCATCGTGAACAAGTAATAGCCGCTGCTAGAACCCGGCCTATTGCGCAGTTACGTGAGTACCGAAATGTTTGGAAAGAAAACAACAAGTCACAAATTCGAGCAGATACTAAGGCGCGGCGGCGTAAACATCGTGAGGCAACACCTCCTTGGCTAACAAGAAAACAAAAATCCGAAATTAGGCAGCTGTACCAAATCGCTATTACGATGACTCAAACAACGGGGGAGCAATATGTAGTCGATCATATAGTTCCTTTGCGCTCTGATGTTGTTTGCGGCCTTCATGTGCCGTGGAACCTACGTGTCATCACACAGGAAGAAAACTTAAAAAAGTCCAACAAACTCCTTGACACCTCTGCCAAATAAGGTATATTGAGCGCATCTGGGAATTCGACCTTGTTGCCACTGGCCCAGCAGACGATGCAACGATTAACAAGGTAACTTTTGCATAAGGACATTTGTCATGGCACGCAGTACATTTGAAGGCCCAATCCTTTCGGGCGACAACCGTTTTGGCGCTTTGCGCGACGTTGGTTACACAGTCTTGGAGCAAGACTGCTACATTGATCTTTCCAACACTACTGTTGGCACTGCTGGTTACTCTGGCGGTTCGGGCCAATTCGTTTGGGGCAACAACATCCCCAACTTGAACGGCACTGTTTATACCCCCTCTAGCGTTTACAGCGCTAACGGTCCCACGATTGTTACCCCACTGCTGACGTGACTGGTTC